ATGCCACCGACCACCAATGCCATACCCCAATCCGTCTCCATCTTCATGCAACGCATCACCGAACTGTGCGGTACGGAACATGCGGACTGGGCCGAGAATTTCAACACCTGCTTCGCCAACACGCTGACCACCACCGTGCGTCGGCATGACGATGGCACCACGTTCCTTCTGACTGGCGACATCCCGGCCATGTGGCTGCGTGATTCCTCCGCACAGTTCCGCCCCTATCTCGTCATCGCCCAAGACGATCCGGACATGGCCGATCTCGTCGCGGGGCTCGTCCGCCAGCAGTTCCGGTTCATCAACATCGACCCGTACGCCAACGCATTCAACGAGACGCCAAGCGGAGCCACTTGGGATCCTGACGATCGGACCGATTCGTTCGGACCTTGGCTATGGGAACGCAAATACGAAGTGGATTCGCTATGCTACCCCATCCAACTCGCATGGCTGCTGTATCGCAATACCGGACTGACCTCGCATTTCGACGAATCGTTCGTCTCCGGCGTGCGTCGCATCCTTGACACCTTCGAGACCGAACAGAATCACGCCGAGTCTCGGTACCGGTTCTTCCGCCCGAACGATGACCCGCGTGATTCCGTGCCGAACGAAGGCCTCGGCGGACCGTTTGCCGTCACCGGTATGACCTGGTCCGGATTCCGTCCCAGCGACGACGCCTGCATCTATCCGTACCTCGTGCCGTCCAACATGTTCGCGGTCGTGGCCATGGGCCATCTTCGGCAGATCTTCACCGACGTGCTCGATGATGCCGAAATCGTACGCCGCGCAGGCAAACTGCAGCACGACATCTCCGACGGCATCGCGCAACATGCCACCATACGCAACGCGGCGGGAGAACGGATCTACGCCTACGAGACGGATGGCCTGGGCAACGCCCTGCTCATGGACGACAGCAACGTACCCAATCTCATCTCGGCCCCATACCTGGGATTCTGCGATGCCGACGACCCGTTGTATCTGGCAACCCGCCGCACCTTGCTCAGCTCCGAGAATCCCTACTATTTCGAAGGACCCTTCGCCCGCGCCATCGGTTCCCCGCATACGCCAACCGGGTATGTCTGGCCAATCGCCATGGCCATGCAAGGCCTGACCAGCAACGACAGGGCTGAGAAGGAACGTCTCCTCGATCAGCTTGTCGCGGCGGACGCCGGCACGCATCTCATGCACGAAAGCTTCGACGTGAGTGATCCGACGCAGTACACCAGACCATGGTTCAGTTGGGCGAACATGATGTTCTGTGAGCTGGTCATGGACTTCTTCGGCATCCGCATCAACACATGAGCCAAGACGTCGGATATCGACGTTCGGGGCGATTGTCGGGAATCGCTCGAAGAAAACTTGCAATTCCCAGCAGACTTATGATATCTTGAAATGTCCGGCTGCAAAGTCGGAATGCTTGATAACTCAAGATTGGGGCTGATCGGTTTCGACGGTGACCTGTTCGTCGCAGGGAAGCGTGCCGAGAACGTAGGGTCCGCTCGTGGATGACCCCTACACAAGAATAAGTGCTAAATCTAACCGCACTGAGTTCGCTCTCGCTGCCTGAGCTTCGCGCCAGGATTAACCAGTGAGCAGCCGCTCCGTTCACTCCTTCTCGTCTTTGGGAGGATGCTGAGCGTCGTTGAGAAGACTTGCTTCATCGGCTGAGTCACAGGGCCGGTGAGGGACTTTAACTGCGAATATGCTCGCCATCAGTTGTCTGCGATATCGATGGGGGCAGAAAAACCGCCGCATGGCCAGCAGACTACGCACGTAGAAGACTGAGGGTTCGGTTATCGGACCGGGGTTCGATTCCCCGCAGCTCCACCATTCGAAAGCCGCCGGAAATGGTGGCTTTCTTTGTATTTCTAATGGTTTTCGGCTCTTCATGTTCATTATGAACATGACAGAAATTACGTCGTTTCTTAAAAAATGTTGTCAAAATGTTGTCACAAAATAATCTTTTGAGCAACGGAAAAATGCCCCCTCTTCCGGCAGGTGCCGGGAGAGGGGGCAATGTTGCATCCGGGTGCAGAATATTCCATCAAGCACCATCCGGTGCGATTTTTCGCACACGAGTCTGGTTTTCGGTTCCGGGAATTAATTGAGCCGTGTGACAGCATCGCCGCCGGCGACTTCCGGCACACCGACGATGCTGGTCAGGAGACTGACCACCGCGGCCAATGCGGCCACACTCGCCACATTCAGCCAATCGACCTGAATCAAGCCGATCGCTCCGGTTCCGATGACGCCCAACGCGGCCTGCGCCGCGGTCTTGACCGCTCGCACGGCCGCGGCCCTGCACCACTGCGGCAAAGCGCCGTCAACGCCGCCGCTCGCATGCCTGGGACGGATATTATCGTTGCCATCAGCCTTGTCATTGGTGATGCCGGTGGCCGTGGACGGCTCGCCCGTATCAAGCTCCACCATGATCGATCCTCCTTAGAATCTGTTGTTGTTGAGTGCGGTCTGCAATGCGCGGGCGGTGGCGGGCCCGAAGCTCGCGTCTTGCGTGAGCCCGTAGTGAGCTTGGATTGCTTTGATGGTGGCGGGGCCGAGCAGGCCGTCGGTACCGCAGCCGAGCGCACGTTGGACGGCGCGGATCAGGTCGCTGCCGGTGCCGCCGTACTGCACGACGGAGGAGTCAATGGCGGGACGCCAATAAGTCTTTTCGTCCGGGACCAATTGGCCGCTGATGATGCCGTCGACGGTGGTGCCCATGACCTGCTGCCACTTGCGTACGGTGGCCGGGCCGACATTGCCGTCGACCGCGAGCATGCCGTCGGAAGTATTTGAGGTCGCAGACTGGGCGCCTACGTACCTCAAATAACAGGACCACGGATAGTCGTAGTAATTGCGGATGTTGGTCTCGCGGCCAGTCTGGTCGCCGGCCTTGCCCGACACGGTACCCTTCTCGCTGATCGACGCCTGCGCCAACTGCCCGCCGCCAAGATAGACGGCGACGTGGTGCACGTCGTTCAACAGGATGTCGCCGGCCTGGGGATTGCCGTCGGCGGGCAGGCGCTTCCAGCCGCGCGCCACGAGATTGCTCGACAGGTTGCCGGTATAGGTGGCCGAACCGGTATCGAAGCCCGCCTCCTTCAGGCAGTGGATCACCAAGGACGAGCAGTCGCAGTTGCCTGCCGTCGCGTTGAAATTCCACCGGTCCGTCTGGCTGTAGCCGAGGTTGGCTACGGCGCACCAGTAGCGCATCCGATTGACCAAAGTCGTGATGCTTGCCATATCTAGGCCTCCAATCCTTCGACGGCCTTGGCCGCATCCTCCTCGGACACGACCGTGATGTTGTCAGGCGGCAGACTGTCGCCCTGCGGTGTCATCTCCGGAGTCATGGTCATATCGTCCATGACGCCTCCCTTCCGCCCCGATGGGGCAATGAAAAAGGGCCGCACCGCATGGTGTGGCCCAGGAAAATGGTCGGTTTTATGCCCGGTGGGGCAGGGATGCAAGCGGGACGCTGGCAAAGACGAGGAACCTGATCACATTACCCCTCCTTGCCAATGGTTTCCGGTGCGATGTCTGGTCGCAGCTTGTCCGGCAAGCGTGGTTTCGGATAACGGGCCAGAAAATCGGGCTCCATGATTTCGCAAAACTCCTGAAGCCAATGGAACAGGCTTCGCGTGTAAGCGCCGAGTGCGAAATACTCCTCCTGCTTCTCCTTCAGATCCTGCTGCGTCTGCTCCAGATTCTGGGTCTGCATGGCTTGCTTCTCCTCCAAATGCTGAATTTGGGCAGCTTGTTTATCCACCTGCTCACGCAATGGTTGAATCACCGAATCCGTGAGTATCTGCACGGCGGCTTGCGCGGCTTCAGTGGCTAATTTGTCCGCTTCGGCACTGTCACGGTCCTCCTGTGCTTTCGACCGCCTGCTGCTCCATGCGGTGATGAGCGCACCGACGATGCCGCCACCGCCGATAAGACTGATGATGACAGCCGACCAGAACTCCTGCGAATTGAACAATTCCTGGAACGGTGGCATCATCGATCTCCCAGCATCTCCGAACCATCCGAACGCCATGTCTTGATCCGTCTGATCTCGGGGATCCGTTCGATGGGAATGTGGAACGACTCTTTGATGTCGACATCCGTCACCGTCACGATTTTCGGATCCTCATGCGGGAACGCGGCCACGATGCCGATGCCGTAGTTGCTCCACACCTCGTTGCCGTCGGTGAGGCCCTCGTATTGCAATCCCAGACGAAGCATCTGGAACGTGATCGTGTCCCTGTCCGGACGAAGGTCGAGGATGCCATCCAGAATGGTCGCATCGGTCATTGTCGTTTGCTCCTTACCATGTCAATGGGAACACGATCGTTCCCGTGAAATAGTCCCAGTCGTGCTGGCCGCCGAACGCGGTGAAGCATTTGACCAGTCCGGCCGGCGTGACCTCGGCGAACAGGGTCGTATTGCCGTAGGCGGCCAGCGTACAGCCCACGTAATCCCTCGGTGCGTTCAGGGGGCTGATGCGTCCGATCTCGGTGGGATTGTCGTTGCCCATGATGTGGGCGTTGGTTCCGGACGGGTGCAGGATGTTGATGATGCCGAGGTTGCCGAAATTCCATGCCTGCATGTTGATGTTCGACCATCTTTGGCTCTGTTTGATGTCGCTCGCCTTGCCCATCGGATGGCCGTTGACGTAGAAACGACTGTCAGTCAGGTTCATGTTCAGCAGTCTCGCGGTCAGGTTGATGCTGTTCCTGTTGAATTCGATCCGGGCCGGCGAGTCGACGTTGGAATCATAATCGTCGCCGATGTACACGACGTCGGAATCGTATGTCGGATGATGGTATCGTCCGATCTTGAACGCCGTATTGTTCTTCAGGACCGGCAGACGCAGGCCGGTGTCGGACATTTCGAGCATTCGCTCGCCATGCTCGTCCAGGATGTCGAATGTGCCGCCCGTGCCGACCAGTGCGCTCGTGCCGGTGAAACTGTCGCCGGAACGCTTGCCGACCCTCACGCCGTCGGAGGTCATGCGGATGCATGGTTCCAGATTCCCCACGCGGGACTGCGCGTCGGCCGCGGCCGTGTTGGCGGCGTTGGCGGCGTCCTGCGCGCTCTTGGCCTCCGTCTTCGTCGCGAACTTCAGCTCCCATGAACTGTTGTTCTGCGTGATCTTCGAACTGATTTCCTCGCTGACGCCATCCTTGGTCGCGTACCTGCCGGAAACCTCGCTGGTGATTTCCGTCCTCGACACGCTGATGTCCGTCTTCGTGGCGAGCCCCGAGCCGTCGGCGCCCTTGTAACCCTGCACGACACCAAGAGCGACCGACTTCGACGTTTCGTCCACGTACGACTTGGTGCTATACGTGCTCATGTCAGCCTTGGCCTGGTAGGTTTCGCTCACTTCGGTTTTGAAACCGGCGAAATTCGTCTCGACCGTAGTCGCCTTACTGAGCGCATCATTGGCGGTGGTGCCGACCTGCTTGATCGTCTCCGCATTGCCCTCAGCCGTCCGCTTCGCCTCACTCGACACGGTAACCGCACCGGAAGCGGTCCTATACGTGCGAGCCATGTACTCGAACATGCTATCCACGTCGGGGCTCGTCCATGTCGCCGTACCGTCCGACATGATCGTGCGAATCGTCCGATACAGCTTGCCCTCGTAGCCGTCGGGAATGCTCGGCTCCGTCCTGCTCCACCCGGACGGATCATCGGCCCCGCTCGGAGTGTCCGGAGTGTCCGCCGCCAGCCGCCAGAACGTCGTCAATGAAGTGACCGACACGCCCGCCGTACCGGTCTCGCCGGTCTCGCCCTTTCCGCCTTTCGGCCCGGTCATCAGGACTGGATTCGAAAGCTCCGTATGCCCGTCACCATAAGTGACCGTGACCCGTAGCCACGTGTACTGGCCATCCATATAGGTTGGTGGCGTTTCCGACCAGCCGTCGGACGGTGTAGTCGTCGCGTCCGTCGAAGTCGCATACTCCGTCCTGCTCGCGGTCACCGCCAACTGGCCGGTCTTCTTCGCTTCCTCATACGCCTTATCCGCACTGGCGGCGGCAGCGTCGGCCTTCCGACCGATTTCATCCACGGCCTTATCGATCGTGGCGGTATCCACCAGCGGCGTCTGCACGCCCTCGCTGTCAATCCAGTTCGCGCCATCCTCGGCACCCTTACCTGCGATGAAATCCTTGCCAGTGGAGGTAGGAATGCGTATCGTACCGGTTTTATGCGTTTTCTGTGTTAATGCGAGGCGCATGGCCTTAAGGCCCAGGCACAGCCCAAGCATGTCGTCATCGGGATTCAATTCGACGTGTGAAGACATCGATCCTCCAAAGATGTCAGGCCATGGGATCCTCCATGGCATCGAAGGTGAGACTCACCTTGTCCGATTGGTCGCCGCTCATCTGCATGAGACGGCACTCGTATACGCCATCCGACAGGCTCGGAAAGCCTTGGACGTCCAATTTCATGGTCTCGCCCGGCCAGAAACTGCCGAGCGGGTGAAGGGGCGTGCCGTTCGCATCCGCATCGTTGGCGTGCAATTCGCCCTTGATCTGCATGAGCGGCCTGCGGTTGGCGTTGAGAATGCCGTCGGCATGCCGGCGGAGTAGCGTCACGTCGGCCGCGTCGGTGTCGCTGTAGGTCATCTCGCGCAGCGGAAATGGCTCATGATCGCCGTTCACGAGCGATAGGTCTTCGGAAAGGTGGCAGAGTTGAGCCTTGTCCGTGCCCGAGCCCGAGGCGTAGACGCGGTTGACTGCGCCCAAGTGGTCGATGGTCATGTTCTCCAGCGTGCCACCATGGGGCGAACTGGACAGTTCGATGACCGTGGATTGCGCGATATCCGGATCCACGTCGGATCCGGCGATGAAGTCGAAGCGTATCGTGTCGCCCGAGAGCCTAGGACGAAGCTGTAGATCAGGGCCGTTTTCGACGTTGGCGATCTTGTCCCACACGTCGGAGCATTTCAGATTCTGAATGTCCCAGCTGTCATACCCACGCTGATGCGAGCCCCTCTCCCCCCTGTAATGCCAGTCGATTGGCAGACCGCCGCCGGGCTTGGCGTTGGTGCACAGCCATCCGGCCTCGGCGGCGATGGCGCGCAGGGAAAGATTCGAGAGGTTGATTATGTCGGTACTCGTGCTCCCCTGTCCGGCACCGTAGACGCCTTCACGTACGAGGTATCTGTCGCCGAGCAGACCGTAGATGCTGTTCAGGCTGAAGTCCGTGTCGAGCGGCCCGTCCTTGCGCTGTCCGATCGGACCGCAGAGTATCGGCGTGCCTATCGCGTCTTCGTCGTCCAATGGGCTCGTCCAGCACAATGCGATGCTGCGCCGGTCGGGTGCGAGCAGGCGGCTGCGTTCGTCCGGCGAATTGGCCGGTACCGCCGTCCATGGCACCTTCAGGCCGCTCACCTCGTCCTGTCCCGCACCCTTCGACTTGGTTGTCGAGAGCGATGAGTCGCTCACGCTCACCGACCAGCTGAAATTCGGCAGGTCGATCGGACAGAGGATCCGCCCGCTGATCGTGTCGACCGCATATGTCCTCCAGCTCATCGAATCCTCCTTCAGCCGACGTTCACGCCTCTGTCCCAGACCTCCAAGGTACGGCCGGGATATCGCTCCTTCGAATCGGAATGGCAGATGAAGTAGACATTCTCGCCCCATGGGACACGGTGGTTTCTGGTGCGTACCGTATGCCATCCTGCCGGGACGCTGACCAGCGCGTTCAGGTGCACCTGCTGCCACGCGCGGCTGACCTGGAACTGGCCGCCTCCACCTTCCACGTCCTGGCCGTCCAACTGGAATCCGACGTACCAGCAGGCCATCTGCGTCGCGTTCTCGGTCGGTTTCGACGGATCATCGTGCCGGCAGGCCGAAGCCGTCGCGGTGTACCTGAGTTCGATCAACCTGTCGGTCGGCAGATAGAATCGCGTATCCTGTTCGAAATAGTCCCTGCCGTTGTCCGACATGTTCGCGGGTCCCTCGTAGTTACGGACGTTGCGTGCGATGCAGCCGCGTGACGCGCCATAGGGCATCGCGTAGCGTTCCGCACCGTCGGACGAGCATGATTTCGTCTGCGTCATGCCCGCGGGAACATACATGACGGCCAGACGGGCCACGTCGGACGGCACCTGTTCGAGTGGCGGATCCGGATCGACGGACGGAGTGCCTTGCGTGACGCCGAGAACGAGCTGGCTGTCGTCATCGCCCTTGTCCGGGTCGTGGGCGCGAAGCCACACCACATCGTATCTGGGGAGTCCGGCATTGCCGGCGGTGACCGTCGGCGTCTGTCCTCCAGGATGGTAGGCGAGCACGGCCTCGCCATTCTGCCCGTCCGGCTGAATGAGCGCGGTGCCGGCGCTCACCGTGTAGGAGAGTCCGGTGCCGCCGGTCACATTCAGACCATAGATGATGCCGTCGCTCGTCCACTGCGAGCTGATGATGTGCCTGTGCACCTGGGGGCTCACGCCCTGATTCTTGCCGTCGGGACGGATGCCCAAAGCGGTAACCATGAATTGCACCTCCAAAACGAACGATGTCTTACATGTATGTGTCGTGCGATTCGCATGTGACCCATCCGCTGCCGGGCGTCGCGAGATTGACCGTCAATGCCTTGCCGGCCGGAATCGTCATCCATCCACGCCGAGACAATCCCGAGGTCACATCCACGCCGCCCATGGTCGCCGTGCGCGAGCGGGTATCAAGAAGGACGGGAATGCCGGCGTGGATGGCTTCGCCGAATCCCAAGGTCGAGGTCCTGCCATCACAGGCCAGACGCAATGCGCAGCCTTCCGGCCAATCACCATTCAGCACGAATGTCGGGTAGGCGCGTGAGGTGCCCTGGTTCGGCAGGCGCATGACCGTCGCACCATCCGACGTGACGCCGTAACCCAGCGGATACGCCAGTCCAGCGTTGGACGAGCCGTAGCTCAGTCCGCCCGACTGCACCACCGACGCGCGAGCCTCGCCGGAATGTGCCAGCGAGGACAGGCGTTCAGGACGTTCGAAGACGAGCGTGATATCTCCGGTCACGTTCTGCCAGAGCGGATTCTGGGTCTTCTGCTCGAGCGACCGCACGTAGTAGCCTCCTGAGCAGCGAGTGTCCTGTCCGACGTCCATAACGCGACAGGACACGAGCCCATGCACGAGCCTGTCAAGCAGGACGAGCTGATGCAATGCCTCGCCGCGGTCGGAGCCGGCGAGCGCGCGATAGCCGATGATGACTACGCGCGCCTCGTACATGATGTCATCGGCGGCTATGTCATGGCCGCCGTCTCCTTGCCCGCGTGAGCTTGTCGTGACCTTCGCGTCCGGTGTCTGGTACCATCCCGTGATACCGGTCAGAGCGAGTCCGGGCCCCCGGTAGGATCCATCACCATGCAGGATGATGGATCTTCCGTTTCCCTGCAATATGACGTCGCTCATCTCACTCCCCTCAATGTGGTCAGTACCTTACTGCCGATGATGGCGCCGGATACGGATGGCTGGTCGGCCACGACGATCCTTTGGGGCATGTTCACGACCGTTTGGCCAACGTTCTTCGGCATTTCGACTTTCACGACGATCTGTTGCTGCGGCATGGCTGCGAATGCTTCACGAGGTATGGTCCTTCGGTTCAGCGCATCCATGAATTCCACGCCATAGTAGCTGGTGGCGAGCGCGTTTTGGACGTATTCGCCTCGTGCGATGCGCGCGTTGTCGAGGTAGACGCTGTCGCTGGTTGCCGTGCCGGGGGCCCATGTCGGGTTGACGTAGCCGTTGAAGGCGATGCCTCCGTTGGCGTATCGGAATTGGTTGCCGTCGTACATGCCGCCGGTGGCTCCTGTTGGGATGTTGCCCGTGGCGCCTTTCGGACGATATCCTTGGCCCGAGTATGTGCCTCCGGATGCGTCGACGTAGCTTCCGTGGATTTGGAAGTATTTGTCGGCTATCTGGTAGTTGGTCAGGTTGGTGAGCACGTTCATGGCGGGTGAGCCGTCCGCGTTGACGATGAATCCTTTGTCGTTGAGTTTCCATCCTTGCGTTTCGAGGAATTTGTTCATTGCGTCGGAGTTGTCGCCTTTGAGGTAGCCGGTCTTGTCGTCGATTTTGGCTCCGTTCGCGATGGCGAGGGCGATCATGTATTGGTTGCTGTCCAAGGTGAGGGTGCCGTTCTTGGGATCGATTTTCGCGTTTGCGGCTTGGGCGATTTTCTTCATCAGGTCGGTGTTGTCGCCACTGATGGTGACGTGTTTACCGTCCGGGGTTTCCTTGGCGGCGAGTTTGACCTCCTCGAATTTGGCGACGGCGTCTCCGGTGACCTTGACCTCGATGGTTTTCGAGTCCGGTGCGGATTGCAGGCTGCTGACCAGGTCGTCGACCGCTTTGCGGGTCAGCCCGTAGGATTGTGCCGCGGCTTCGGCCTCTTCGGGTGTTTTGCCGAGGGATTGCATGAGTTTGGTGAACGCGTCGTGGGCCTTGTCGATGTTCGGGTAGATGTCGTTGAGGCTGTCGCCGTTCTGGGCTTGCGCTTTCGCGCATTTGAGGGCCGCTTCGGCGATGTCGTTCAACGCGGTCTGGTTCTTGCGTCCGGCTTCCGTGTTCAGGTCGAGGGTCTTGGCGTTCTTGCCGATGGTGTCATTCGCCGATGCGATCTTGTCCATGAGGTTGACTTGCGCGTCGGACGAGTCGATGGCGAACCCGTAGTAGGTTTGCATCGCGTCGATGACTTCGGACAGTGCGGCCGACGTGTCGCTGACCGCATCCTTGGTCGCTCCGAACGCTTCGGCGAGGATGTCGTCGGCGCTGGCCGCATCCTGCGAGCTGTCCGCGGATTGGCTTGCCGCGTCGGCCCCCTTCAGGAGGGCCCCTGTCTTGTCGAGGCCTGCCTGGGTGGCCTCCTTGTCGGCCTGTGCGAGGTCGGCCGACGCGGATTGGCTTGCCTTGTACTGTCCTTGTAGTTCGGCGAGACTCTGCGAGATGACCCGGTATTCGCTGCCTGTGAACAGGTTGCCTTGGTCGACGAGCCGCTTGCGGTAGGCTTCGATTTCCCTGTTGACCTCGCCGACGGCGGTCTTTTCGCCTTGGATGGCTTTGATGAACGTGCCGTGCTTGATGCCGACCTTGTTCACGGCCTGCCACACGTTGTCATATCCGGTCACCAGTCGGCCGAGCTGGCTGTCGGTGATTTTCGCTCCTGACGAGTCCGATAGCGCCTTCTGATAGTACTGGGTCGCGGAGACGCCGTCATGCAGTGCGGTCGACAGTTGCGTGGTACGCTCCTGGGCTTTCTGCTGTTCGGAGATGAACGCGCCCAATACCGTGGTCGCGGCGGTGAGTACGATGCCCCATGGTCCGCCGAGCAGGTCGATGACTCCTGAGCCGGCCATCTTCATGCCGTTGAGAGCCGTCGCACCCTTGCCGACGGTGACGGCTCCCGTGGCCAGATCGGTCGTTGCGGTGCCCATGGCCGAGCCGACCTGCATCAGGCCTTCGGCCAACTTCGGGGCCGCCTTCCTGGCACGTTGGATCGGGTCGACGGCCAAGGCGATCGCACCGCCTGCGGTTCCGACGGATTCCTCCAACGGCCCCAACGCCTTGTGCAATGCGACGGCTCCGCCGAGCATGGCGGTCAACGCGACCGTACCCTGCTGGACCGATGCGGGCAGGGATGAGAACGAGTCCACGAGCGTATCCAATCCCTGAACGAGCTTGCGGAGCATTCCCTGCGAGCCTTCGCCGAGATTGATCATGAGGGTTTCGACGCTGCCGGACAATTGTTCGATGTCGCCTTTGAGGTTGTCGTTCTTCTTGGCGGCCACGTCAGCGGCGAAACCACTGTCGGACACGGCCTTCGTCCATCCGGCGATGCCGTCGGAGCCTTCCGAGTACAGGACGTTTGCTGCGCGTACCGCGTCTGAGCCGAAGATGATGTTCAAGGCGGCGTTGCGCTGCTGTTGCGACAACCCGCTCAGCGAGTTCTTCAACTGTCCGGCGAAGTTCTCCAAGCCGACGAAGTTGCCCGACGCGTCGTACGCGCTGATGCCCAGCTCGTCCATCTGCGCCTGGGCCTCTTTGGTGGGTTTCGACAGGCGTTGCAGCATCGTCTTCAGCGAGGTGCCGGCGTCGGAGCCGATCATGCCGGCGTTCGCGAACGCAGCCAACGTGCCGACCGTTTCGGTCATGCTCACGCCCATGCTGTTGGCCATCAGACCGGCCTGGTTCAATGCGAGACCCAGATCATGGGCCGAGCCGACGGCCTTGCCCGCGCCGGCGGCCAGCGCGTCCGCGACCTTGCCCGCGTCCGCGCCTTCCAGGTTGAACTGTTTGAGCGTGGTGCTCATCAGTTCCGCGGCCTCGCCGACCTGCATGCCATCGGACGCGGCCAGATTCAACGCTCCAGACAGACCTCCGGAAAGGATGTCCGCGGTGGACAGGCCGGCCTTGCCCAACGCGTCGATGCCATCCGCGGCCTCATTCGCGTTGTAGATGGTGTCGGCGCCCGCCTGGATGGCGGCGGCGCGCAACTTCTGCATGTCGCCGTCCGACGCCTGCAAATCGGCTTGGATGGTGCTCATGCTCTGGTCGAAGTCGGCGGCCAGCTTCGTGGCTGACACACCCAATGCGATGGCGGCCAAGCCCATTCCGGCCATGAGATTCGTGGCGATCCGGCTTTTGCTGCCCGGCTTCTCCAACGCGGTGGAGAGCTTCTCCGCCTGTGTGCTCGCGGCGGCCATCCTCGTCGAATAGTTGGAGGTGTCGGCCGACAGGCGGATCATGATGTTCTCGTTCAACGCCATCGTCGGCATCTCCCCTCTCTAGTTCCTCGGTATGAGGTTCGCCGTCTGCGCGTGAGGCGCGAGCACCGTACCGGACTCCTCGTATTTGCGCATCGCGCGTTCACGTTGGAACGTGATCCAGCAGGTTTCCACCTGCGCTCCGGCGAATAGACTGTCCACCTTGCCTTGGTCGTGGCACAGGTCGGTGCTCAACCCGCACAATGGGCATTCGTGCAGCCGCTCGTACAGGTCGAGGGCGCGCATCCAGTCGCGTTCGGTCTCGTCCCATTCGATCGGGTCGTCGTCGGATGGAGCCCATCCGAGCCATCGTTTCAGGCTGATGCCGAGACGTCTCGCGCATCGCAGGTCGTTGAGCAGGACCGGCGCGTGCTCAAGCCGATCCGCTAGGCCAGCCGCGTCAACTCTTTTGGGATTTCGACCACCGGCGTGTTGAGCTCCTGCACCGTCTGCATGAGCGCGTTGACCTGGCTGTCGGTCATCGAATCGATGAGCCTGGAGAATTCCTCGCCGGTGAATTCCACGTCGCTGCCGTCGGCCCATCCGGCGGATTCCAGCATGAGCGGCGCGGCCTCCTTGGCGATGGCGGGAAGATCACTGACCACCCGTCCATGTACCGTCCTGGAGTTCTTGAGGGTGATCTGCGCCCACTGGCTGGAGTTCAGTCCGCGGAGCGTGACCACGAGCGTCCTATGCTCGATACTTTTCAGCAGCGAGTCCAGCCGTTCGCGGACGGCATCCTGCTCCTTGCGGCGTTCGGATGCCTCCGCCTCGGTTGAATCCGTCGTGGCGTCGAGTTCGAGGATCCTGTTGCCGAGCCGTACGCTTTCCGCGAGCGCCTGCATGTCGGTGATGATGCGGTGTTGCGCCGTCGGGCGTGTGATGGTGATGTTCATGTGTTTTTGCCGTCCCGTTCGTGGTTTGCCGTCCGTTGCGTGGTTGGGTGACGTCCCGTGTCGGATGGCTGCTGGCACGGGGCATGCGGTTGTTGGGTTTACCTGCCGGTTGAGGATGCGGCGTCGACGACGGTGACGGATTCCTCGAGGCTGATCGGGTCGACGCTGAAGTTGATGGTGCTCATCTGGCGGCTGTTGGCGCTGTGGGCGACCGGGATTTTTATGCCGATGGTCGCGAGGTAGATGGAGATCACGTCCCCGGCTGCGAATGGAGCGGATACGGCCTTGCCGCGTCGGCGGACGATCCAGCAGCGTTTGCCGCGGGTGAGGGTGTCGACGGCTTTGTTGAAGTTGGTCGCGTCGGAGGTGTTGACGTTGTCGATGAGGTCCATGCTGCCGTCGGAGTATTTTTCCTGTCCGGGGATCTGTCCGACCGCGGCGGAGGATTCGCGGTCGTCGTCGATCATGTCCTGGCTGTGGGTCAGGTGCCAGCCGGTCGCGGACAGGTAGTAGCTCAGGTCGAGGTTGCTGGTGTTGTTCAGTTCGGTGGCGGTTGGTTTCAGATAGTTCACGATGCCGGATTCCTCGACCATGATGGTCCGGAATTCGCCGTCTCCGAGATGTGCTGGGACTTTCTGCATGGTGTGTTTCCTTTCATGTTGTTTCCGGCCAGCCGATCCGCCATGTGAGCACGCGCATCATGTATGGCGTGCCCGTGTCCGGATCGGTCAGGTCGCTTGGGTTGCTGCCGGTGTCCACGTCCCCGATGAGCGGGGATGGTCCCGGCATGTCCGGTCGGGCCCCGTCGAGCCTTTCCGTGAGGAGCGAGGCGAGCATGTCGACGCTTGTCTGGCTTCGTGCGACGATGCGGATGTCGAGTCTGCCGATGTGCAGGTCCGTGCGTTGGCTTTCCGTATGCGTGCGACTGGTTTCGGTCAGTCCGACGACGACCCATGGAGGGGTTTTGCCGGCTGGCGCGATGCCGTCCGTGTACACGTCCCATCCGCGGATCTCGCCGACGAGGCGGATGACGGATTCCCTGACCCTCAGGAAGTCGGTCATAGGCTCGCCCCGGCTTCCTCGACGTATCGGGCGGTCGTTTCGAACTCGTCCTCGCCGTGCTCGTAGAAGCGGTGTGTGCCGCCTCCGCCGTGCGCGCCGCCGAAGAACGCGATGTTGGCGAGTCCGCCGACGGATTTGACGGGCGCGATGTCCGCCTCGACCTTCATGCCCTCGGCCCTGATCTCGTAGGCGATGGGGATTCGACGGAAGTTCGTATGGCCGCTCGACGTGAGATCCGCCTTGATGGCGGTTTTGATGTTCTGCGCGCCTTTCTTGACGGCGTTGGCTGCTTTGATGGGCGCGCGGACGCTGGCGACGGTGAGTCTCCTCGCCAGCTCATCGAGTTCATGGGAGTCGATATGCATCATGAGCCGCCTTCCATCGGGATCTCCTGCACATTCCACCTTCTGGCGGTGGCGTGCGTCTTCTCGGATTGCATGTTCATCAGACGGAAACGTCGTCCGACGAGGGCCGGATCGGCCGATTCCACGACGGTGGCCTCGCAGCCCTCGCGTGGCGTCGTGGCCGTGACGGGCAGGTGGAGGTAGAGTCCCCATTCGAGGACGAACGCGCCCACCGCGTTGCTGCCGGTCACGTTGTGCTGCTGGCTCGCCGTACCGCCGGCCGTCTGCACTTTCCCTTTGCCGTCATAGACGACGTTCTGGGCTACGGTTTCGGCTCCCGTGTTCGGGTCGACCGTGACGGTGCCGGGTGCGGTGACGCGTATCCGGTCGGTCATGAGGGTTTCCGCCCACCGGCGCATTCTCGTCAATGTCCTGTCGTTCATCCCGTCACCTTCGCCATGAGGAACGGTTCGCCGTCTTCATCGTCCGTCCAGTACCGGCTCATGTCCGTGTTGGCGGATTCGTTCCTGGTGGAGTGCAGGACACCGATGCCGGCGATGACCGGTGACTGGCCGGCAACGAGCTGGTCGAGGGTCTCCTTCTCGCTGGAGGTCAGGTAGGCGCCGGCCTCGTCGACCTTCCGGCTTCCGCCGTCCATGGCGTCGTCGATCTGGCGCGTCCATTGCGTTTCCGCGTTCGGATTGCTCCACAGGCGTCCGGCGCAGGTGAGGCACACGTCCTGAAGGTCCTCCGGCAGGTCGGGTTCCGACCATTCGCGCCGGGTGTAGGCGCGAATGCGGTTGGATGCGAATCTGAGCGCCATGGCTGCCCGTTTGCCGTCCGCCGACTTCTCGTCGATGTCCTCGCCGAGCCATTCGGCCAGTTGCGGGACGGTGGCGAATGGTTCACGCGCCATCATGATCCTTCCCGTCAGTGGGATTCAGGAGAGGGGGAACCGCCGGTGGGCGGGAGGATGAATCCGGCGGGATACTGGGTGCCCTTCTTGGCCACGCGGGTGACCGGATTGGCGACTTGGAAGCCGACGCGCATGACCACTCGCATGATCTGGCTGTCCTGCTGCATCGCGTTGTACACGATCGCGCCGGTGGCGTTGGAGATGACGCCTTGGTCGAACACCTTGTAGGTGATGTCCTGTCGGATGCCGACGATGAACTTCGACCAGTCGGCCGCCAGCAGCACGGCCTTGGTCGGATCCCAGCTGCCGTTGAGGACCTCGTTGCATGGGTATCCGTACAGGTTCGCCGGCTGTTTGTCGGTCAGGTTCGGCGTGTAGATGGGACGGTTGTTCGTATCACGCAATTCGGTCAGTTCCCAGTTGAGGCCGGGCTGGCTGGCGAAGCCGTTGAGCGCGTAGCCTTCCTTGGCGAGCATCTTGCCGAGGGCGGCCACATCGGCGGCGAGGTCCTTGCCGGTTCCCTGCGCGATGGTGTTCTTGGCGGTCTTCGCGCCGGAGAGGATGTCGTCGCCCCAGGTGGTCGGCTTGTCGACGCCGAAGATGGCGGCCTGGTCGATCTTCTTGCCGAACGCCTCGGCGATCAGCGGCTTCATGGTCTCGAACAGGTTGATGGACGCGTCCTCCCGCACGGAGTCCGGAATCGGGACGAGCACGGCGAGTTCTTCGGCGGTGATGTTCACGTCCTCCCAACCGCTTTTGGTGGTCTCCTTGAGGCCTCCCTCGGAGACCCAGTAGGCTTCCGGCAGGGTGGCGAGGACCGGCTGGGTCTTCTTCCTGGCGCTCATGGTCATGCGCTTTGCACGGGTGAGCATGACGCTCTTCTCCGGCATGGTCTGGATGATCTCCTGGCTGATCTCGTCGGGCACGAGGGCCTGTCCGAGATCGTTGCGTTTGATGTTGGAATCGAAATTGTTGGCCATTGTCTGCTCCTTGTATGGCTGTCAGTCGTTGTTGTCGATGGCGTCGCGCATCCAGTCGGATGGACGCGACGGCCTGGTCGGGTCCATTCCTCCCGTCGGCTTCGCCTTATTCGCCGGCTCATTGAATGCCGGCCCGTTCCGCACCGCAGCCTGTGCGGCGTATCGTGCGGCGAGCTTCGCCGCCTTCGCCTCGATCCGTTCCGGGGTTCCGTCTCCGACCAGTTCACGGTCCTCGGCCGAAAGCTGAGGATGCGCCGCGAGCGCATGGGCCCAGGCATTGTCGGCTTCGAGCCGTGCGATTTTCTGGTTGGCTTCGTCGAGGTCCCTTTGGGTCTTTTCCGTTTCGGTGAGTTTGGCGTCCTCGTATGCGCGGTTCTTGTCGGCGAGTTCGCCGTTCTTGTGTTTGAGGGTGCCGTTCTCCTCACGGAGGTTCTGGATGAGCTTCCATGCGGTGGCGGGGTCGAACTGCTGGCCCTCGCGTTCCCATGGGGCCCTCGGCTCCTGCCGGCCGTCCTCCTGTCCTTCCGTGCCATTCGTGTTCGGATCGGGCTGTTGGATGCCGTCTGGTTCGTTCTGGACGTCGCCGTCCTGCTGGTTGTCGTCTGCCACTGTGGGCTCCTTTCCTTGTTCCGGCCCGTCCTGCGGGTGGGAATGGTGTCGGGTTCTTCCCGGCGGAAATCTGATATGGTGGTCGTGTTTAGGGCTTTTCCGTTCGAACCCCTTGGTTCTTGGAGTGAGGGTCCTTTTTCATTGCTCCGGAGGTGCGGGCGGATGGCGAGTCGCGGTAGTCTCCGGTCCTACGCATGATCGGCAGGATCCGGTCGTATGTCCTCGCGGTGCCTTTGGGCAGGCTCTCGGCGGCTCTGTAATAATCGTCGATCCACTGTTTCTCCTTGTCGGACGGGATCCAGTCACCGTACACGACTTCGACGGTGCAGCCGCAGTGCGGGTGGAACTTATCCCCATCCGACTGGCGGTACAATGCCGTCCGCTCGCTTGTGTAGATGGGTCCACGGCTGACGAGCATCGCGCAGAACGCGCATGGGTGCCCGTCCGACACGCGACGCCATCCGGAGGCGCGCGCGTCCTTGGCGGCCCATTGTTGCAGGGTGAGCCGTCCTCCGGTGAGCACGGCCTCGTGGAACATGCCGATGAACAGTTCGCGTGCGGCCAGGTATGCGGCCTCCTGCGTCTGTCCCATGGCCATGTGCCACAGGATGTTCGCCACTCCGCCCCATTCGAGTTGTTTCCCAGCCTGGCTCCGGTTGAAGCGAGGCACGCCGACCTTTACGCTCCCATCGCCGATTTCGGCTTTTCGGAACCGTGGCAGGTATTGCGCCGCTGTGTCGGCGCTGACCTTCCACCATTGTCCGAGCAGGTCGAGCATCGCCTTCTTCCAGATCGGCTGCGTGTGGTCGAGGTCGTTCACGTCGAGCGTGTCGTCCCAGACGCGCCGCATCTGGCTGTCCGCCGTGATGGCGAGCGCGACCTGTCGTCTGCGGTGCTGGTCGGTCAGGATGTTTCCCTTAGCCGTCGATGCCATCGTCGTATGCTCCGTTTCCGTTGAGTTGTCCGATTTGGATCTGGGCTGCGATGTCGTCGGCGGAGGGGTGTTGGGCTGCGTATTCGCGCCATGCGTCGGCTTGTGGTTTGGAGATGCCTGGGATCATGTCCCAGACGAGTTGGTTGGGGACGTGGAGCATTTGGACGGCTTTGCCGAGTGCGTCTACTGCTTGGCTGAGGGTTCTCGTGTCGGTGTCTTCCCATTTGGGGAAGAGGTGGAAGTTGGCGGCGTCATCCTGGCGTCCTTCGGCGGATGAGGCGAGTCGGAGCGTGTCCATGTGGCTGACGCCGAACGCGCGTCGGCGTTCGTTTCGTTTCGCGTAGAATCCGGCGCGTGATTCCTCGATGCCGGCGTCTCCGACGTTGGTCATCTTGCCGAACGCGGTGGTCGGTGTCTGGCTGACCGCGGCGAGTTCCTCGACGTCGCTGGTCTTGGCCGCGACGATGTTGGCGAGGTCGGTTTCCGGAAGGCTGCCGAATTTCACGTCCATGCCGCCGGCGAGGACGCTGTCGTGTTCGATCTGGAGTTTCTTGGCTTCCTTTTCCGCTTCGGTCAGTCCGCTCATGTCGAGGCCGGTGGCGGTTTTGACCTTCCAGCTGTTGTAGTGTTGGGCGAGCATGCGGTCGTAGTTGTCCTTGTTCAGGCGGCTGGACATGCGGATGTAGGGTTCGACCTCTCCCGGTACGCGGCCCTGCAGGTCGCGCTGGTTGCAGTATCTGACGATGGGGCAGACGGGGTCGCCGTCCGGCGAGGCCACTCCATGTGGTGTCTGGCCGTCGAAGCCCCATGTGCCGCCGGTCCTGCGCCATGTCCAGATGCTCCAGGCGTCCCAGAGCTGGTATTCGATGGTTTTGTCGCCGAGTTTGCGGCGGCGCATGAAGATCTGCGGCCAGTTGTCGGATGCGGGGTCGTCGTAGAGGGCGATGGCGTCACGTGGGCTCCAGCAGTCGATTCGCGCATGGAGTCCGTCCGGCGTGTCTTCGCCTTGGACGGCGGTGTATGCGGTGCCGTATGCGATGGCCTCGCGGTGCAGTGCGATCTGGCGTTCGCCCATGCGGTTGCGCTGCCATGGTTCCCAGAAGCGTTGCGCGTCGCCGGTGTCCTGTGTTTCGGAGTCGACTCCTTCCAGGTAGAGGGTCTGGGCGAGCGTGGTGACCACAAGGCCGAGCCATGGGGTCTCGCCCATGTCGCGCAGCATGCGGTGTTCCGGGGTCGCTCCGACGTTGAGGCGGATGGGTTTGGGGTTCCACCGCCACCAGCGGTCGATCCTGTTGAGTTTCGGTGTCTCATTGTCGAACGCCGGGATGAGCAGCGTGCTCAATGCGGCGAACGCCTGTTTCTCGCTGTCGTAGCCGGTGGTGGTCACCATAGCTGTCCTCCTCCGCTTCTGGAGTTCCTGTTCAGGTATTCGCGTCTGACCATGCGGGCGCCGATGGCGCATATCGCGAGGTCGATCTTGCGTTTCGACTCGCGGCTTTCCTTGGCGATGCTCATGCCGACCCTCGTGGGCTGGCGTCTGGCGTTGAGCATGTGCAATCGCAGTCTGGCGTCACCGTCGTGCGGGAAGTCGCCTTCCGTGATGTCGGTGTAGGCCTGGTCGACCGCGGTGACGAACCTGCGTTGGATGTCGGTGTTGATCATGTCGAACATGACGGCGTGCCTGTCGCGGCCCGACGGTACGGCCCATGTCTTGAGTCGGCGCCCGTAGTCGCGATGCCACCTGTCGAACAGTGCGTCCCAGTATCTCAGTCCGGTCTCGGAGTCCAACACGTGGCTGGGGTCGCCGAAGAAGCCGACCACATCGTACGTGTGGAATGCGATGCGCACCACGTCGTCGACGCTTTCCCTGGGCACGCGCCAGTCCTTGCCACGCTCCCCCGCCGGCTTCTGCCACAAGCCCAATGGTTTGACGAATCCGTCGGAGATGCGGCAGGCCACGAGGGCGGTGCTGTCGTCGTTCAGCGAGCAGTCGAGAAACATGCTGATGCGCTCACCATGCTCGAGCGAAAGTTCGGGATGCTCGTTCCGATCCCATTCCTGATGGGTCACGTATGCGTCCTCGGGTGCCGTGGACTGGTTGTACCATTTGCGCCGTGATTCGCTTACCGGGTTCTTCGGATTGAGGATCTCCTTGCCGATTCGGCTGATGGACAGCCAGGTGCTGTCGCCGCGCACGTCCTCGATGACCCTGCCTATCGTGTCCTCGCTCATCGGGCTGTCGGGAGCGGCTTCCAGGGAATCGTAGAGCAGGCCGAAGTCGAGGTATTTGGGGCGTTTGCCCTCGTCGTCGCTGTCGGGATCGCCTTGGGTGCCCTCCCATGCCTCGCGTACCTTCTGGCCGACGCTGTCCTCGCCGTCACGGTAGGCGTTGCAGATGTCGAGCATCTTGACCGCGACGCCTTCCTCGCGTTTGGCGGCGTTGCCGGAAAGCACGCCGTCCATGTCGCTGCCGCCGTTGGACGAGTTCCAGTTCTGGGTCTCGTTGCGGATCACGAAGGTGGGTCGTCCTCCTTCCAACGCCAGCGGCGAGCTGGTGACGGCCTCGATCTGCCGGCTGTCGCCCATCGCGTACATGTTGAGCTTGCCCAATTGGATGCCGTAGTATTTGCGTGTGGCCGCCGGCAGAAGTCCCGGCAGGAGTTTCATGGTGTTCTTGGTCTGTTCCTGGCTGACGGCGCACACCTGCACCCATGCGTTCGGCTCGTCTCGGCCGATCGGATCGCCGCTCGCGGGGTCCCAATGGTCGAACGTCAACGGAGCGAAGCATGCGCCGCACGCGCCTCCGGCCGCCATCGGGTCCTTGCCCCAGCCTTTGAGCCGCTGCAGCACGGCGTTGTCGTGCAGGGGGCGTCCATGGTCGTCCAACGCCCAGAACCACAGCCAGAACCTCGCCTGCTCGCTGGTCCATTTCCACGGCAGTCCTTTGGCGGAGTCGCGCAGCCAGTAGCCGCTCCATCCGAGGAACCGCCAGCCGAGTGTCGCCTGCGGAAGGACCCAGCCGTTCCCGTCGCGACGCCATGTCGGGCCGATGAGTACCGGATTGGTGTTCCATTGCGGTGCGGGCTCGTCGGCGAGCATGCAACGGTACCAGTCGGCGATTCCGCGGATCTCGCTTTCGCGGCTTGGGATGAACGCGGCGGCCTTCCGGTTGCTGCGTAGTCTTGCCATCAGCCGTAGGCTTTCTCCCATTTGCTGTCGTGCCATCGTCTGTTGACGGTGGCGCGCATCTGGCTGGACCTGCCGCCGTCGGACGAGGCATCTTCCGACTGTTCCTCGGGTTCCGGCATGTCGATTCGTTTGAGCAGGTCGGCCAGATGGGTCTCGTCGCGGCGCAGTTCGGGCAGGAGCGGGTGGACGACGAGCTGTCCCTGGCTTCCTTCGGTGGTGAGCTCGTCGCCGAGGGCCCTGCGGATGCGTCCGATGCGGTCGGCGGTGTAGCAGGCGTTCTCCAGCGTGCGGTATTCGCTTTCGGTGAGCTCCCATTTCGCGGTGATGTCGTGCCAGAGCCTTTGGCCGCGGCCGTTTTTGATTAGTCCGGCCGGCATGCGGTGGGAGGATGCGTCCTTGGCCATGCTTCCTCCGTTCATAAGGTCATCTGAGCCTGTCGAGCAGGTCGAAGGGGAACGTGAGGTCGGCCAGTCTGGCCGGCGAATCGCGGAACGTGCGTCCGGTGACGGTGATGTAGCGGCCTTGGCTGTAGGCTTCGGCGTTCATGATGCCGCGCACCTTGATTCCGGCGCGTTCCGGCATCAGTCCCCAGATGTGCAGGCCGTCGCCGCTGGGGCTTATCTCGATCCATGTCTTTCCCTCGACCGGTGCGATGAGGCATTTGGCCCAGTCGGCGAGGTATCCGCGCGAGTCGTAACAGTGGTCAAGGTCGATGCAGGCGATTCCGCCGCCCAGCGCGAAGCCGAGTCCGTCGCCCACGGTGGATGCCTCGGCCGCCCCGAACGTGCTCCATGTGCCGGGGTCGGTGCTGGAGGCCGTGGTCCCGTCTATCGTCAGCGGGATCTTCGTCGTTCCGTCGCCGCGGACGACCTTGCGCCATCTGACCCAGCGGTCCGCCATCGCCATGCGCGCCGGAGGGGTGAGTTTACTACGGTTGGCCTGTTTGCGACATGCGTCGGAGCAGTAACGGCGACGTCTGCCACGTCCGGTCTGTTCGGGGAGCTCGATTCCGCATGTTTCGCAAGTGTTCACGCTCCCCATTATATTTGTTTTTCTCTCGTAAAACACCGAAGGTCAATATTTCCAACGGTTTTTATTATTTCGTGACATCAGTAAAAAACATTTGTCTGAGAATCACCGGAAGGCGTGGGGGAACGCTGCGCCATGCCTGTGCGGCGCGTGGACCGGGATATGTGGGGTCATCTCGACGAATGGTCGGAAAAACATGGGACCGCGAAAAACGGGACGGAAAGGCGTATGTATGACCTGAGTTGCTATCGGCGGTTATGGGGGTAGACGCCGGCGGAGTCCTCCCCCACCGGCATCGTCACCCGTTCATCGGCCGATCAGGCTCGGGTGTCGTTCATTCGGATGACTTCTCAGTTTCTTGTATCTTCTGTTCCTTTCGGCGCTTTCGCGCGCCGTCTTCGCCTTGTGGCAAGCATAGCTCAGCCATTGCAGATTATCCAGCGAATGATTGTCTCCGGGAACGATGTGGTCGCAATCGGTCCCGATCCCATCGCAATCCTTCGCGTGGATTCTTGCTTCGCAGCGTCCATGAGCACGAGCCTTGACCATGGCCCTGCGCTTCTCCCAATCGTCGGGGAGCCTGAATCTCCTGTCACTGCTGTTCCAGTTCATCTGATTGCGCATCCACCGCCATCCACTCATCGGGGTCAGGTGGCATGGGACGCCTTCGTCGGGATTCGGACCCTCACACACGCGGCTGCGAGGAGGGGAACCCGTTAGGGATCCGCGGCCGGTATGATCCACCACTGGTTCCTACGAAGGCGAACCGTAATCCGACCTGAACGGATTACGCGATTGGAACCCGGTACGCACGCGATTTCGGGTCGCGCCCACAGGCAAGCGTGTCTGATATGCCGGTCGGACGGAACGGGCCTACGGCCCACGGGGTTGGGAGAATCCATTGGCGGATATGAGGAGGCTCCAAACCGTTTACATCTCGGTTTGGATCCTCTGATCCATTGACAATTCTGCGTTGCACCTTCGATTTTGTCAAATCGAGTCGCGTCGCGACACCTGCCGGTGGACGTCGGAAAGCCGGTACAACGGTCGGCCCTTCTCGTTCTGGCCGGCCGGCTGGATCCTGCCGCGCTTGCGCCATGAGCGAATCGTGTTCGCATTGCATTGGAATCCGCATTCGCGCAACAGCTCCGCGCACTCCCCCGCCGTGAACGCCCTGCCCGATTCGATGCACTCCCTCAGGAATCCCAACCGCACGTCCATCACGCGGTAAACGTTGCCGCATACGGGACATGCGACGCTTGCCGCTCCGACCTCCGCCGTTAGTTTCACGCCGCACAGCGGGTTCAGGCATCTGCCGATGCCGTGTTTGGCGGGTGGCACGTCGATGACGCTGAGGGTCCTGCGTGCCAGCCGCCGCCAGTCGTCATAGATGAGCCCGATGTCCGGTAGGCGGTTCAGTCGACGGCATGACCAGCAGGCCTTCAGCATGTCCACGATCGGCGGGTGGACGATGCTCGTGGCCCATGGCATGGCCGGCGGCGCATATAGCCGGCGCCATAACGCGGTCGTCGCATCCTCGATCTCCCGCAGATGGTCGATAACCGACAGTCTAATCGGCGTGGGTGCGGCCGGCAGGTTGACGCGCCAGGACTGACGTCCACCATAGTGGGCAGTCGAATCCAGGAATTCACGCAGGGCACGGATCCAGACGGGATAGTCGCGGATCCAACCCTTCAAGGTGATCTCGCACTCTTCGCAGAGTGTGGTCCGGATGCGGCACTCCCTGCCGCACACTTGGCACATGCCAGCGGGCGCCGGCTTGTTTGGGTTAGTTTGTGCTGGTTGTATCTGGCTTGGCGTTGGTTGGGATTCGTTGGTTGGTTCGTTCATTTGTTCGATTCCCGCTTCCGGTGGTGTAGGCTGGTTGGTGATGATGCCAGGGCCCGCCGGAGACGGTGGGCTCTTTTTCATGCCTCATGCCGGTGGATGATGGTCGCCCGGATCTGGTCGATGGTGACCTGTGGCATGCCTTGGTGGATTTCCTCCACCGAGTAGCCGCATTGATGCCATTTGATGATCATGTCCTCGAGGATCTTCTTCATTCCATTCCTTCCCTCAGGATGGCGAGTATCGTGCTCTCGCATTCGGGTCGTGGCAGTGGTTGGCTGGGTGACGTTCGCGTGTAGTAGTCGGTCAGCGCTTCCTCGGCGGCCGGCATGTATTCAGGGACATCAGGGTCGAAGTAGATCGGCGTGTGGCCCTTGCAATGCACATGCTTCGGACAGAAGAAGTGCGCATTGCCCCGCGCGTCATGGAGGCAAATCCAGTCAAAGCTTTCCTCGACTTCATCTATGGCCGAGTCCCGGTCGTAATACCATTCGCACTCACTCTCATAGCGCGCATGGCATTCGGGGTAGCAGCATGCAGGACGGCAAAAGCAGTGCAGATCGAAGCTCATTGGTTCTCCTTGTTTGGTTTGATGTCGCGGAGGATGCCCGTGACGGGTTGTTCTCCGAGATCGATGTGTTCGATGTTGGCGCGGCGGCGGAGGATGAACGCGTATTCGTCCATGACGTCGAGCTGGCGGCCAAGCAGTGCGATCGGACAGGTGGGCTCGAAGTCGAGCGTGCCGTCCGCGTATTTGGCCAGCAGGTCCCTGAGTCGGTCCGCACGGCGGATGAGCTCGTGGTATTCGGCGTTCATTCCGTTTCCCTCGCTTTCCGCCCCGCCCGTCTTGATCGTCCGGTCGCCCCTGAGCCGTGGGACGTGATCGAGCGAATTGAGGCCGCCGGTGCGGTCAAGGCCGATGGTCCCTTCGAGGTCGGCCGCGGTGGCCTTCGGCATGTGTCTCGCGCGCGTTCGCGTCCATGCGTCGATGTCCGAAAGGCGGTAGACCACGAGGTTGTACCCCAATCTCACGCATTGCGGGCCGACGCCCCTCTGACGCCACTTCGCCAACGTCCTGGGCGAGACCCCGATCACCCGCGCGGCCTCACGGGACTTGAGCATCCTATCCTCCATACCCGTCCCCTTACTCGCCCGGCTCCCTGTCGGCGCCGCTGGCATGGTCCCAGTCGCAGGACATGCCGCCTTTTCGGTGGTCGTGGTAGATCAGGCAGTCGACCTTCCTCGTGTCGTCCAGCGTGAGCTCGCATTGGCGGACCGTCCCCGACACGTCGGAACACGACTCCCGTGACGGCTCCGACGATTCCGCCGTATCGCATCCGGCGAGCGTGAGCAGCAGTACCGGCGTGAACAGGAACGCGATGACGGCCATGATGCCGATGCCGCCGGCGAGCGCCATCTTGGTTTTTCTTTTCATTTCGGTTTCCTCCTATCGCTTGCGCCATTCTCCGTTGGCGTATCGGTTCCATCCGCGTATTGCGGTTTTGATGTCGTCGTCCGGGGTTGTGATCCAGATGGCGTTCGGGCATCCACGGCATTTGGCGATCCAGAAGAAGCGGGTCGTGGCCCCGATGATTCGGGCGTAGTGTTCGATGTTGGGTTTCCTTGTGCCGCAGTATGGGCATGGGCTGGTCTTGTGCCATTTCCTGATGTGCGGATGGATGATGTTTCTCATGTGTTTCATGGTTTGCTTTCCGTGATGATGACGGTCCGGATGCCGTCGGCGGGCTTGTTCGTATGGTGGCGCAGGTCGCAGTTGATGATGTGCAGGCCGATGCCCTGGTATTTCAGGACCGCGTGGACCGGGCTCAACCGGATCAGGTCCAGTGGGCCATCCAACGTGACGTCCATGCGGGTGAGTGCGATGCATCGCCGGCCGATCAGGTCGGCGGGATCCCTGTACTGCCATGCCGTGTGCGCCTGGACCGTCATGGCCGGCCTCCGGTCAAGCCGGTCAGGATGATCACGCCGAACGGCAGGAGCGCCGCGACGATCGCATTCATCACCATGCCCCTTTCAGGAGTTCGCGGTACCACCGGTAGTCGTTGATGTCGCGACGGATGCAATCACGCACCCTGTGCGAGCCGTTATGCCCCTTGTACGGGTCCTCGGGACAATCCAGGAACGTGAGATAGCGGCGCAACGTGGTCAGATCGAACTTGCGGTAGCTCAGCCACGCGTCCGGATTCAGGTTCAGACGCTTGAGGAAATCGAGGTCGAAATCCACGTTCGTTCCCGCCGGAACCAGCGTGAAACGTTGCGAAAGCGAGTCGAGGTACTCCTCCACCGCATTCGCCACGGCGCCCACGCTATCGTTGTTGCGCGAGCCGTTCAGCAACTCGTACAGCAGCCCGTTGTCGGTGTGCATCGAGAACGCGATCGGACTCATGTCCAACAGGTCCAGACCGGCCGGGCGGATGATGCGATGCAGCGAACCATACGACTGTTCGCCCAGCACGTCGGTGCATTCCATACCGACCTCCAACGGGAGGGACGACGCCCTATCGATGCCGGTAGTCTCGAAGTCCAGCCACAGGAGCACGTCCGGCTTGGTCGCTTCTTCGCTCATTGTTGGTTTCCTTTCGTCTGGAGGAGGATGATTTCGGTCTGTGTGAGTGCGACGGCTGTCCCGTCCTGGTTGAGCCGGAACCACTTCCCCCGCCAGTCACGCACGGGAATGGCGAGCGGATCCATGCCGAACGGCACGATCAGCCCCAGCCGTTCCGCCTCCGCCACATGCCGGTGGACCCACCCATGGCAACCCGTGTCACCGCTACCGCACAACTCGACGATGTTCGCCGGACTGTGCCGCACATCCGGATCCGCCGCACGACGCAACTGACGATGATGGCCGGAACGCCCAGGCCAACGAGCCGGATCATGGATATTCGCCCCGCAGCGGAGGCAATGCCACCCCTGACGTTGCAGTGCGATGCGCTTGGAATCCTCAAACTCGCCCATACGACACCTCCTGCATCAGGCCATTGACCAGCACCAAACATGAAGTGCAGTTGGCTCTCAGTCCGGAGGCCATCGCGGCAATGCCGTTATCAACCTTGCCACCGGCGAGCGCTCGCAGTTCGATTGTGCTGGCGGTCTGGGCTGTGTCGGTGAGGAGTTGGGCGAGTCTTTCGAGTTGTTCCCTGGTCATTGGTCGTTCTCTTCGTCTTGGTCGGCTTCCGTGATGGCGGCAATGAGTTGGTCGAGGTGGCTGGTTTCGTCGTCTGCGGGCTGGTATCCGATGTCTTGGAGGATCTGGTAGTAGCCGGGGATGCGGCGGCTGATGTCGTTGACGTCGGTCCAGTCGGATGGTTCGATGAACCATTCGATGCGTGAGGCGAGGATGGATGCGGCTTCCAGTGGCCAGTCGGCGGTCTGCAGGCTGATGCGTGCGGCTGTTGGGGCGTCTTCGGCGGTGATGCCGGTGATCTTCTCGTATTCCATGCGGCCGCAGTTGACGTCGTCCCATGTGGAGAGCGCCTTGGTGAAGCCGTCCGGGTCCGGGTCGACGAGTTGCAGGAGTCCGAGCCTTGCCGTGGTTTCGATGAGTCTGGCGCGTTTGATGGCGTGGAGGTTGGCGTGCAGCCATGCCATGCGTTTGGAGGCGGAGGCGGCGGCGTATTCCTCGAGCGCATGGATCCTCGCGTCGCGTTCGGCCCGTTCGAGCGCCCGTCGTTCCTCCTCGGCGCAGGCGGCGGCCCGGTCCCGACGGTGCCACAGGTAGATCTGGCGGGTCTCCTCGTGGATGGAGACCGCGTCGGGTCGCTGCTCCCGGAGGTACTCCAACGTCTCTTCGGGTGTGCCGGAGGCCGCGCCGACCCAGCCGTCGTAACGCCATTCGGGGTCGTTGAACGGTTTTTCCGGTTCCGGGATGAGGTTAAGGCCGCTGGTTTCGTCCCCGAGGAGCGCGGCGACCGATTCGAGCCATCGGCGGTCACGGTCCTCGCGTTCGATGTTGTGGAGGATGTAGTCGAAGTTCGACGTGCCGGCCGCCTGCGCGAGGCGCTCCTGACGGTCCGGTTGGCCGTCGTATCGGCTGATGGCGATCAGCTGGCCGATGGTGAGCTGGTCGAAGTCGCTGCGGGTCCGGCGGATTTCGGCGGGGATGCTGGCGGCTTTGCTGCGGTCGCGTACGTAGTCGTCGCTTCGGCCGAGCCTGTGGGCGACGCTCGCGGCGGTGGCGCCGAGGTCGAGCATGCCCTGGATGGCGTCGGCTTCCTCGAGGACGGTGAGCTGTTCCCGCTGGCAGTTTTCGGTGACCATGGCTTCGAGCTGTTGGAGCGGGTCGAGGTCGAGCACGAAGCAGGGCACGGCGCCGGTGCCGGCCTGTTTGCACGCGGCGAGGCGGCGGTGGCCGGCGATGACCCTGTAGCGTCTGCCGTTTGGGACGACGGACAGGGGCGAGAGCAGCCCGTTGGCCTTGATGCTGGCCGCGAGGTCGGACACGTCGCCGATGTTCTTGCGTGGATTGTCCGGGTGCAGGTCGATCAGGCTCGTGTTGATGAGCTTGATCTGGTTGCTCTGGTAGTCGCTCATTGCTTCTCCTTGCTGGTTCGTTGGTTGAGGTTTTCCGCGCATGCCTGGCATGCTTGCCACCATTCGCTGGGATGGCCGTCTCTGAGGCTGCCGGTGTGGTCGTATTCGTTTTCGTGGGGGTCCATGATCCGGTGGACGTGTTCGCAGTCCCAGGTGTGGCGGTGTGGTCGGGTTGGTGTGGTGGGTTCGGGTGCCCAGGTCTGCCATTGGTCGCGGAGCCATGTGTTGAGCCGTGGAATGTGTCCCGTGCGGATTTGGCCGTCGTTGACGGCTCGCCGGTATCGGCGGACGGCGGATTGGAGTCGGGCGAGCTGGGCGGGGTTCTCGGCGATTTTCGCGTACAGGCTTCGGGCTTCGAGGTCGGGTTTGCGGCCTTTCGTGCCGACGGTGCCGGGATAGGTTTCGGCGAGCCGCCCGTAGCCGGCGTCCGGCGATTCGGTTCCGGTTTGCTTCGGTTTGCCGGCGGGAGGGGTCGGGAAGGGTATATCGGTATAGGTATCGGTTTTATGCCACGTTTTTGCTTGGCTGTTTGCTAGCAACTTGCCAGACGTTTCGCTACCGTCTTGCTCCCCGTTTGCTAGCAGGTTGCTAGATGTTTCGCTACCGTCTTGCTCCCCGTTCGCTTGGCTGTTTGCTAGCAACTTGCTAGACGTTTCGCTACCGTCTTGCTCCCCGTTCGCTAGCAGGTTGCCGGACGTTTGCTTGGCTTTCCGGTTGGCGGCCTTGCTTCGTCCTCCCCTGCTTCCGGCCTTGCGGCGCGCTTCGAGCTGCCCCGGCGAGAGCGTCTTGGGCTCCTTGCAGATGCCCTCGGCGTAGACGGGACGCCAGCCGCCGTCATGCTCCTCCATGAGGCCGGCGTCGATGAGCTGCTGGAGCTGTTTCATGGTGCCGCCGGCGTCCTTGAGGTCCAGTTTGTCGAAGCGGCCCGGATACGCGTTCGGATCCTTGGACTGCATCGAAACGCCCTTGGAATGGATGACGCACAGCTTGACCCACAGGCCGACCGTGGCGAGCGGCAGACGGCGGATGCGCCTGTCGTCGGCCATCTGATCGTCGATGATGAACCACATCTCCCTTGCTCCTTCCGTGGTTCAGTCGATCTCGCCGGTGTCCGGATCGACGTGTTCCATGTCGAGGCTGCGCCGCAGGTCGTCGATGAGGATCATCTGACGGCTGCCGGCCGGCTTCGCGCACATGGTCTCCATCGCCAGCCCGGCATCGACGATGCGCTGCGCGAGGTCGGCGCAGTCGTAGACCGCCTCGGTGACGGTGTGGATCCCGCCCCATTTCTCGATGTATTCCTTCTTGGTCCTGGTGTCCATGCAGGTGCGGCACGCCTTGAGCACGCCGGCCGCGGCCTTGGTGATCTGCTGGGTCTTGCCGATGAGGTCGATGAGCAGGTCGGGTGTGGCCTCCTGCGGGATGAGCGCCTGTTGTTCCGTTTTCCTCATGATTCGTTTCCTTCCCTTTAGAAGTCCGGCTCGCCGGTCGTGCCGGACCCGCCGAATGATGACTGGTCGGCCGGCGGTGCGGCCCATGGATCGTCCGCCGGCGGCTGCGCGGGCTGTTGCGGTCGCTGGCTCCAGCCGCCCGTGCCGGTGTTGACCACTGGCGGTGCGGCGTGCGGGTTGCCGTAGGTGCCGTCCGCCTGCCGGTGTCCGGTGTGGGAGACCTGTGCCGTGGCGTAACGGAGCGATGGGCCGATCTCGTCGACCTGCAGTTCGATGACGGTGCGGTTCGACCCGTCCTGCGCCTGGTAGGAGCGTTGCGTAAGCCTGCCCTGCGCGATGACGCGCATGCCCTTGGACAGTGACTGCGCGCAATGCCGTGCGAGGTCGCGCCATGCGGAACATCGCAGGAACAGGGCCGCGCCGTCCTCGTATTGGCCGGTCTGCCGGTTCCGGTTGCGTGGCGTGGACGCGATGGTGAAGCCCGCGACCTGCGTGCCCTGGCCGGTGGTCCTCAGTTCGGGGTCAGCGGTGAGGTTGCCGATGATGGTGATGACGGTCTCTGCGGCCATGGCTATGCCTCCTTGACGTAGGTGGACGGTTCGGCTCCCATCTGGCTGAGGTCCTTGGCCTTCCACGCGCACCTGGCGCGCAGGCAGCCGGCCTGCCTGTCGATGATGACGTCGCCGAAACGCGCCGGCGCGACCATGGTGAGGTCCCAGCCGCGATCATGGTTGAGCCTGCTGACGGTCTCGTAGAGCTCCGCGATCAGCTCGCCGGAGCTCATGCCGACGCTGTCGGGCGTCAGCGGCCACTCGAACCACCGCTCGCCCTCCGGCCTGTATGTCTGTCTCATTCGCGGACTCCTTGTCGTGTCTGGTGGATGGTCGTGCCGGGGCGTGGTTTCGGACCACGTCATCCGTTCGCCGGCGTGTCCCGGACACGCCGATCCATGGCGCCCGCCGCCATCGCGGGCCCCGGCGGGAACGGACGGGAGGAGAAGAGAGAAGATGACCCGTCCGGCCGGTTTTAACGTCTTTTCCTTGACGGGTGGGCGGCTCCCGCGGGGCGAATGACGAGTGCCTGCAATGTGAATGCGGGAGCCGCCCAGGTCCTATTCGTCGCCGTCGCCATGCTCGGCGAGCCAGCGCCTGACATGCGGACTGTCGGACAGCCGGCACGTGACGAGCAGGGCGGGCGGCAGGACCGCCACGGGCACGGCGAGCAGATGCTCGACCGGATGCGTGCAGGCCGACGTGCCGAACAGCACGTAAAGGGCCAGCAGCCACGCCACGGCCAATAGCTGTATGAGGATCATGGACAGGAGACGCCTCATGGCTCCTCCTTCCGGTTGGCGTGTCGTGCGAGTTCCAGCGTCTCGTCCCTCAGGGCCTCGATGTCCTTCAGGATCTCCCAGAGGACGGGTGCCAGCTCTCCCTCGTCGGGATCGTCGCTGCCGCTCGTTTCGGACCACAGGGACATCGCCGCGTAGCTTGCGGCGTCGAGCCTGCGGTGGAGGCGTCTTGTTCTGATGCGGGTGGATAGTCTCATCGTGATACAGCCCTACCTGTTCGGACGATCCCGCCGCCGGGGCCGATAATCGAGGGATGCCGGGCGGCGTTAGGAGTACCGCCCGGTTTTCTCCTAAAATCGGTGTCATCCCGCATTTGCGACATGCGGGCCGAATAGTTAGGAGAAGAATCAATGCCAAATGCAGCTGAATACCTACTGCAGTTCTTTGAGGTCGAGCCGCAGCCGGACGGCTTCCGGAGGGACGTACTGTCCGCGTACACGGCCATGTGCGACGCCGAAAGAACGCTTGACACGCTGATCGCCCGCGGTGTGAAACGTCTCGACATGGCGAAATCGCAAACGTCTAACATCTGGAAGGCCTTGTGGGAATCGTTCTCCGACGAAGCCAGCGACGGACATCGTATGAACTTCAGCACATCGGCCGGTTCGACCAATCGATTGGATGCGGCGGCGGTACTGGCTTTGCAGACCATCGCCGACAGGTGGGTCGAGCTGGATGTGCGAGGGGAAGACAGTGACAGGGAAAACATCTCCTGTTTCCTTTCTGAAATCGAGCAATGCTTGAAGGACGACAAGACCATGCCGGCCGTGTTGAAGTCGTATGTGCTTAATCTCACGACTGAGGTTCGCCGATGTATTAATGACTGGGAAGCGTGCAACTCGTTCGAGCTCAATGACGCCATGCAGCGGTTGTTTGGCGCCTTGTACGTAGCCGAAGCGCATAGCGAAGAAAAATCCCGTTGGCAGGAAATCAAGGAAAAATATGTGGGCGGCATGTTCGCTGATCTCATCGTTCAGATTCCTGCCCTTGTTCTCGCGGCGGTTCCGTACATAGCCCAAATCGGCTCATAAGCAGGTAATTCCTATTCAGTTCCCGATGCGTCACCCATCTAACGCCAGCCTGGAATCCATTGAGCAGGAGGGAGCATCCGAGAAGAATCTGGAACCGATCCAGGGATTTGAGCCCGCAGACGAACGTACATATTCCAGATATCGAGCAGAAAATGGACGTCACCACATCAAGAGCATTTGGCTTGTCCAGACGAATCATCACGCGCCCGCTTCCAACGTGGGCTGGAAACAGTACTTCCTGACGAAGTAGACCTGCCCCTTGCCGGTGATGAGCGGCGTGAAGTTGACGCTCGTGTGCCCGTCGGCATGCGTGATGGTGCTCTCCTTACGGCGGATCACGCCCAGATCCATGCTTTTCTGCGTCGGAGCGTTCCATTCACGGCCCTTGCGTCTGACGAGATAGCCGTCACGGCGGAGCATCTCGAACAGTCTGAGCGGCTTGATGTCGGAACCGTTCTGTTGCATGATCTTCGCGGGTTCGGCCACGAGGATGTCATGCTTGCCATGGGCGACCGCGTCCGCGAACCTCGCCTTCGGCTCCAGCACCTTGATCCGCGCGTCCTTGGCTTGGAGCTGCTGGTTCTTGCGTTCGATGGTCTTCTGCGCGACGAGCACGGCCCTGGCCATGATGTCCTCGTCCGAATCCGACTCGGACGTTGGGATGTAGCCGCCGGTCCTGCGGATCCGGGGCAGCACTTCGTGCGTGACCCAACGTTGGAACTCACGGGCTTCCGGCTTGCGGGAGCGCATGATCAGGCGATAAAGCCCCGGCTCGGAGATGATGGTCTTGTTTGGATTGCCTCTGGTATTTCCCTCCGTAATACGGAGGGTATTCATCTCGTCGGATTCAAGGCTTTCGCTGAGATGATTCGTATCGATTTCGAGGATGTCGCATACGTCCTTGGCTATGAACCAGGGCTCCCCTGTCCCGTCGGTCAGGGTGCGCAGTGCGGCGCCCTTGAAGTTGAACTTTCGGATTTCGTCGTTCATCGGTCTTCTCTTACCTTTCATTTTTCTGTTTCCTTCATTTCCTTGAGGATTCGGTTTCATTCGCGTCTGACACGTTCCACTTCGGTTTTCGTCAGCAGGAACGATTCGACGCCGTTCGACGTGCTGAACCGCATCTCGATCAGTGGGCCGCCATCGAGGTGTCTCCTGTGCGGCAGGAGGTTCATCACGAATCCGCCGTCGTCCATCCAGCTCATCGCATGCTCCTTGTGCAGTCGGTCTCGCCGGCCTCGAGCCATTCGGCGACCGCGTCCTGCGGGTAGAGGATCATGCGGCCGTGCTTCACGAACCGTGGTCCCTGTCCGCGGAATCTCAGTTGGGCCAGATACGCCTGCCGGGTCTTGATTTCCTCCGGGGTTCCGGCGCCGAAGAGTCGTGCCACCTGGGCGGTGGTCATCATCTGCCGTAACGCCATCACGCACCTCCATCGCGCGTGGAATCGTTCACATGGATTGGTTCAACGTCATCGGTCTCGTTCTGTCCGCGATCGGCTGCGTCACCGGCAGCGTGGCCCTGTTCCAGTCGCATAAGGCCAACAAGGTCGCGGAGCAGTCCCTCGGCGTCGGCGAGGAAGCCAACGTGCTTTCCTCCGAATCCAACGGCCTGTCGTCCGACGCGAACCAGATAGGTGAGGACGCGAACCTTATCGGCAAGGACGGCGTCAGGGTTGCGGCCGATCAGCTCGGGTACGAGTGGGCCGTCCAGTTTGATGCCGAAACGGGTGCCATGGCCATAATCAACGATTGCTGCTTCGCCGCACGTGACGTTCGAGTCGTCGTCCGTTTGGAAGAAGAGACCATAGGAGACGTTCATGCCGATGACGTTCCCGGATTCGGACAGGTCGTGCTCGAAGTCCCTCTCGTATGCGAGAAGCTGCGCGAAGAGGCTTCGCAGCGATGCGAGTACTTCATCGGACCGGTCTTCGTTCTTCTTGACATCCATATCGCTTGGGTCACCATGTTGGGAACGCATCGGAGCATCCGTTCCCAGCATGGCTTCGGCTATGCGGAGCGAAAGGAGATCCTCGCCTGACATCACGCACCCCCTTGTCGTGTGTGTTGCCGGGCGGCGTTAGGAGAACCGCCCGGCCCTCTCCTAGAATCGGTGTCATCCCGCATTTGCGACGTGCGGGCCGAACAGTTAGGAGAAGAATCATGAGTAATGCGACGAGCTGGTTTTATTCCGCGCAAACGCATTTCAATAACGCCTCCAATTCGGCGACGGATTACTCGCAGCGTGAGCTTGCGAAGGGATTGAACGATCTCGCGTATGCGATGACGCTTCTGGATAAATCCGTTGACGAGACGCAGTTGTTGATTCGCCAAGTCCGTAGGTGAGCCTTGCCGCCTTGACGGCACTGGTGTAGTCGCCGCCGGTGTAGAATCCGTTCCTCAGCTGGCGGCGGCGCAATTCATAGATGCCCATCACTCACTCATCTCCCAACATCGACATGAATTCCTTCATGTCCACTTCCGCGATTGCCGGAAAGGTCACGATTGCTTTCCCGTCGCCGATGGAATCGACTCTGATCGGGTTGTCCGTCAGTTCCGCGATCCACTTGCCGGAATGCGCGAAAAGATAGGCGGCGACGCGGTTCGATGTTCTTGGCGAGATGAAGTCAATTTCAAGATGCACGTTCATCATGCACCCTTTTCCGGTGCCGGGCTGAATATCGGCTGACTCATGGCCGCTTGTGTGGGATGTTTCCAGTTCCTTGCGGACGGCCTTGGCGATTGCTTCCAGCATGGCCGGATGTCTTCTTTCGAATTCCTCCACGGAGACCGGGTTCACGGTTTCCTCCGGTGTTTCGTCCGGGATGTTGATGCTCATTTCGGTTTCTCCTTTCGATTCAAGCGCTAGCGAGCGCTTCAGCGTCGGAAATGATTTCGGAGAGCTTGCGACCAGTGACTTGGCTGATCCGAACAAGCTCATCGAAGTTGAATGTTCCGCCGTTGAGCTTGCGGTTGAGGCTGTTGCGTGGAATGCCGGTTTTGATGCCAGCTTCCTCTTGTGTCAAGCCAGCTTTTTTGAAAGTAGCTTTCACTGCTTTACCGAGTTGTTGGGATGTCATTTGTTCTTTTAAGACCTTTTCGTGTTCCATACAGGACATGATAAGCCCAATAAAGACCTTTACAAAACTCGGCGTGTCCTATATGGAACTTTCATGTTCCAGTTGGAACTAAAATCCCTTGTATGGCACGTGGAACAAAGATTCCGACTATCGAGTCGAAGGCTCTTTCGATAGCGATTAAGCGCGCAATGACAACAAGAGATATGCGTGGTCCAGCCTTGGCTGATGCCTCAGGCGTACCTTATGGTACTTTGCGCAAAATTCTTGAATTAAACACTGTTGCCGATTACGAACAATTGCAACGCATCGCAACAGCGCTACGAACACCCTTGGCACAAATCATCGCCGACGCTGATGCACTCAGCAAAGACCCAGATGTTATAAGTGATTTTGAGACATCCCACGAAGATATTGACATCGATAAGTGGGCTGACCGTATCAAAACCGAAGATTCAATTAAAACCAAATAAGAAGGGAGAGCAGCAATGGAATTTGAAGAGAGCCTTAATCAGGTTGCCGCAAAGGTACGCGATCTGAAGGACGGAATCGAGACTGAAGAGGCTACGAAGAACGCGTTTATTATGCCGTTCATCGGCCAAGTGCTCGGTTATGATGTATTCAATCCAACCGAGGTTGTACCAGAATTCACCGCTGATGTTGGAGTGAAAAAAGGCGAGAAGGTTGATTACGCGCTCGTGCATGACGATCAAGTTCAGATTCTTATCGAATGCAAGAAGATCGAGGCACAGCTAAGTCTAGAGAACGCAAGCCAACTGTACCGTTACTTCGCTGTCACGAACGCACGTATCGGTGTTCTGACCAACGGACAAGTCTGGAATTTCTACATGGACATCGACGAGCCGAACCGCATGGATTCCAAGCCGTTCCTCGTTCTAGATCTCCTCGATATCGATCCGACAGTACTGCCGGCATTGCAAAAGCTGACAAAGCCAGCATTTGATCTCGATTCAATCGCCAGCAGCGCGGAAGAACTCAAATACGTCGGAGCACTCAAAAGGGCCATTGGAGAGGAATTCAAGAGCCCATCCGACGAGTTTGTAAAACTGCTCGCTAGCCATGTGTACGATGGCTCCTTCTACGCTTCCGTCATGGATAAATTCAGACCGCTGGTCGGTAAGGCTCTTAAACAATTCCTCTCTGACCAGGTTAATGACCGGCTCAAGACCGCCCTAGGCGCCGATGACATTAAGGTTGGAGTGATGGAGGCTGACGAATCCGGCGAGAATGAAATTGCCGAGGATGAATCCGAAAGCAAGGAAGATGATGGAATCATCACCACTGAAGAGGAAATCGCTGGATACCGCATTGTCAAAGCCATTGCCTGCAGCGATGTTGATCCAGAACGAGTGACCATGAGGGACGCGAAGAAATACTGCGCAATATTCCTTGATGACAACAACCGCAAACCGATCGTTCGCCTTTATTTCAATACCAAACAAAAATATCTTGGAATCTTCGACGAGAATAAGAACTGCGAGCGCATGCCCATTGATACGCTCAATGGTATCTATGCATACTCTGAACAAATTCGTGAAGAGGTACGCCGCCTTCTCTAACAGACCATTTGAAAATAGTTCGAGTCCCGATGTCCGTTTAATGAATGTCGGGACTCTGCTTATAGAGGCCGCCCGCGCCTACGAAGCCCGCGAGCGCGAGTCCCGGATCACGGATGATCTGGTGGATCGGATCGCCGCGCATCCGGAGGATTACGATGTGGCCGCCCACAAGGACCCGAACAAGATCCCCGAAGCGGAAACGCCAAGAGACTGAACCATCAGAAAACCGAATAGCTCAAAACCGTTGGGAACATTAGCGATAGACCATTTTGCCGACGTCAGGAAAATGGTCGGAAAGGATAAACATGGACAAGGAAACCATTGCCAGATATGCTGCGTCCTTAGATACGCTCATCAATAAAGATGAGAATGGCGTGGAATTCTGGCATGCCAGAGAACTCATGAAATACATGGGCTATACGAAATGGGAAAACTTCACGAAAGTAATCCAACGCGCGAAATCAGCATGCGAGAACTCCGGTCAGCCGATCGACGCGCATTTCCGCGACACCAAACGAGACGTGGAACTCGGAAGCGGCGCCATCCGCTCCATCGACGACGTGAAACTCACACGCTACGCCTGCTACCTGACGACCCAGAACGGCGACCCACGCAAGGAAGAGGTCGCACTGCTGCAAAGCTATTTCGCCGTACAGACGCGCACCGCCGAACTACTGGAACAGCGCATGGGCGAGATACTGCGCATCGCGGGAAGGCACGCGCTGACCGCCGAGGAGAAACAGCTCAGCTCGCTCGCATACCAGCGCGGAGTCAACGAAAGGGACTTCGGCATGATCCGCTCACGCGGCGACCAGGCACTGTTCGGCATGAGCACCACAGACATGAAACTCAAACTCGAAGCGCCGAAAGGTCAGCCGTTGGCCGACAGGCTCCACCCCATCGCGGTGACCGCCAAGCAACTCGCCACCCAGATGACGAACTACGGGATCCAGGAACGGGACCTGCACGGAACGCCCGCGATCACCCGCGAGCACGTGGACAACAACAAGGCGGTACGCAAAAGCCTCTTCGACCGCGGCATAGCACCCGAGGACCTACCCGCGATGGAGGACATCAAAAGGGTCGAACGCAGGGCGAAACGCGACGAGAAACGCATCGAAGGCACGGGATTCAGGGACGAGGACACGAAAACAGGTGAATGACGACACCCTATCCGCCTGGGCCGCGACCATGGGAGTGCGCATCGAGGAACGCAGGCTAGCAGGCGACAGATGCGGCCTCTACTACGACCCGTTATGCCTCGTCATCCTCGACGAACGGCTGGCCGGATTCCAACGCCGCTGCACCCTATGCCACGAACTCATACACGCCCGGCATCATGATCCCGGATGCGGCACCCAATACGGAACCAGATGCGAGCGACGATGCCGCAAGGAAACCGCGTTGACGTTGATCAATCCGGTGGACTACGGGCTGGCGGAACGAATGTACGAGGGCGACAAGTGGATGATGGCCACGGAACTGGGCGTGACCCTGCAGGTATTGGACGATTACAGGCAGGCGTTGCACGACATAGGCGTGTGCATCAGATAACGTGTTTCATCCGGCGAATATTCTGCGATGATGACCACACCCATGCGATCCACCGCATCCTTATACAGGCCTATACAGGCTTATAGACCCTTATATTCGTTTAGAATCCTTATAAAAACGAGCCCCCGCCTCCCACATCCGCCGCGAGCGCCGTAGGTCTTAGATTCTGAATACATATCACATCACACTGCCATAGCCTTTATCGTTATATTTTCAGGGTTTCTATTATTATGGCTTAGATTCTAACCGTTTTTAAAGCTTAGATTCTAAACAGTATGCTATGATCGTAGACATGAATGAATCTGATTGCAATCCTCGCAAACGGCACGTGGTCTTCCAGAAGCTGAACATCACCCCGTCCTCAATCCCGATCATCTCCCTTATCACGTCCATCAAGAACGTCAGGGCAAACGGCCTCGACCTGTCCCCCGATTACCAGAGAGGGTATATCTGGTCGAACGACTACAAGGACCAGCTCATCCTCAGCATCATCCTGAACTATCCCATCGGCAATATCGTCATCAACTACCTCGACCAGCCGAACCAGCGCAACGCCAAGCAGGAACTCGTGGACGGCAAGCAGCGCCTCACCACAATCTTCCGCTTCATGGAGGAAGGCAACGTCGGCCAATGGCTCGACAACTACGATGACTGGTTTCAGCTCAGCAAGAAGACCTCGGACCAGGCCAAGGAGATCATCGACCGCATCGTCGGAGACTCCGACCCCGACGGACTTGCCCGCATGCACAGGGCGAAACGCCTATCGTTCTCCGACCTGCCAAGCAGCATCCAGATGAATTTCAACGCTTACAACATCCCCGTGTACACTATGCAGGCCGCGGATCCCGCACAGATCCGCAACTACTTCAAGGTCTTGCAGAATCAGGAGAAGCTGCGCGCCGGGGAAATCATCCATGCGCTTCCGGACAATCCGATGAGCATGTACTTCGACCGGATCCCGGCCGAAATGTTCCTCGCGAGGACGGGATGTTCGGGCTTCAAACGCGCGGAACTGGAGAAAGTCTACTATTCCGTTCTCGGCACATGGTTTGACAAGATCCAGATCAACGCCAGCGACAAAACGGTGATTTCCTTCGTGGAGAACATGCCGGACCTCACCGAAGAACAGATCTCGTATATCAACGATCTGAACTCCGGCATCTTCTCGATCTCGCGACTGCCAGGGGCGATGCCGAAGATCCGCTCGTCCAAGCGCATGCTCAAGCTCATCTTCGGCCTGTCGTTGCATGTTCCCGGATATTTCTCCACCACGGACGCGTTCTCCAGGCTTCAGGCCGTCTGCGAGCTATCATCGAAGCTTGCCGCGTTCAACACCAGCGACTCTGACCAAGTGGCCTTCTCGAAATATTTCGGAGACGAATACACTCTGGACGAGGAGAACTTCGAGACCCGGAAGGCATGCGTGTATCGGGCTTTGTTCTGGAGCACGTCGCGCGTGTCCTCTCGCACCGCATACGTCGACGCGATGGAAATCCTACGACGCATGTTCACCGAGTCGTTCGACTCAGCCTTCGACTATTACACCGCGCACAACATGGCCAAATGAACACGAACCGTCGCATTCGCACGCCATGAGCGTCGTGACCAAATCTCGGATGATCTGCTCGTGCTGAGATGCGAAGACCCGCCACCACAGGAGCTCACGGCTGACACGGACGGTAATCGTGACATCGAAGCTGAAACACCGGACGAATAGAGGAGCCAGACCCACTCCCACTAATGATAGGTGAATCATAAAACGTTGAAAGGACAACGAAATGCCAACGGACAAGCCATCATTGACCACGGAAGAACAACACGACTGCGACCGCCTCCTCTCCAAATCACAGGAGGCGTTCGTACTCGCCATCGAATTGTTCAACAGACCCACCATCCGCTACAGGGTCGAAGGATGCGCGTTCTTCCTATGCAACGCATGGGAGCTCATGCTCAAGGCATATCTGATCAAACGCGACGGATACGAGTCCATTTTCTATCCAGGCAAGACGCAGCGCACGCTTTCCCTGGCAGACTGCGTCAAAAAGATCATGACCAACGACAAGGATCCCGTCCGGCTTAACCTCGAATCCATCGACGAACTGCGCAACACGGGTACGCATTTCGTGGTCGAGGAATACGAAATCACCTATGGTCCGATATTCCAAGCCAACATTCGCAACTACGACGCCAAGCTCCGCGACTGGCATGACATCGAGATATGCGACAGCATACCCGACAACTATCTCGTGCTCTCCGTCAACCGCACCGACCTTGACGGAGAGACGCTGCGCGCCAAATACACTCCGGAAATCGCGGAGCGCCTGCTGCGCATGCAGACATCCATAGACCAGACAGCCGAGGCGGAAAACAATACCAAGTACTCAGCCTACTTCCATACCGAATTCGTATTATCCAAAAAACATGGCATCCCGATTCACGTGAATAGCAATGCCGACACGCATGTGCGCATCATCAAACAGCTCGACAATCCGACGGACAGGTACCCCTACCGGATGAATAAGCTCATCGAGCTGGTCAACCGAAACCTCAAACGCCGTGGCGTCAGCTTCGTATACAAGGACGACCAGAACGCCAAATTCAACAAATACCATTTCGGACTCTTCATCACCTGCTATGACATGAAACGGAACAAAAAATACTGCTACGACCGTTCATCACCAGAGGAACAGAACAAGGGAAGTCATTCGTACATCTATTCGGAGCAGGCCGTCACATTCATCGTCAATGAGATAGCCAAGGATCCACAGCACATCATCCAAAAATTGAAGGATAAAACGAAGAGGATGGGAAAATGATACAAGGCCAACCCCAGGAGCAAAGGAATTCTCGACCCAAAGTCTTACTCCCATTCGGGAACCCAGCTGTCATCCACTCAAGTTGACCTTGTACACACAAACCTACACCAGACATGTAACAACCATTCCGAATCACTGAAAAAGTACGGCGTGTCCACCATCTGCGACGGACGATCCGACCACCGGGAAACACATATTCACCGAACCGACGCACGAACCATCGAAAGCATGCCGGAGTATGGTTCCGAGACCCCGGACTGGACCAGGACGGACAGTGCGCGCGCTAGTTCCTCGATGTTCGGGGATATTATCTCTCCTTGTCCTTCTCCACTTTCACCCGGCCGATCATTGACGTCACGAGACGGCTTCTCGTCTGCCGGGACAGGTTTGCCTGCGCGTGCCGCATCGACTCCATGCGGCAATTCTCCAGTTGGCGAGTCCCGCTCAATCCCGGGATCATCATTATTCTCATCATCGTTTTCATGCTCATCGTCCACGGCACCTCCCTTTTTGCCTTCAATCTACCGATGGGTAGATGTCACTGTCAACGTTTTTAGCGAGTTGCCGGTAATGTCAGTAATGTTAATCAATGTCAGTCATAAGCGCATGCGCATCATGCTGCACTTCACCGCCGGGCGAAAGAACCATGGGAGGCATGCGCGGGCCGGTCATCCGATGTCGTTTTCCGGTTCCAGACATTTGAAAGAGGCTCCACGAGGTCGCATGGAGCCGTGAGGTGGTGCGTGATGGCGGTGATCGATTCGTACATGCTGAAGGCCGGCAGGCGATGGAGGGTGACCTACCGCAAGCCGGACGGGTCGCAGACATGCAAGCGAGGCTTCCTGCGCAAACGCGACGCGCAGGAATGGGCCGCGGAACATGTGACGATGGCGGTCGCACGGGGCGGCTTCATCGACCCGCAGGCCGGCAGGGTCACGGTCGGCGGCCTATGGCCGGCATGGATCGCGAAGAAACGCGTGTCCTCGAAGGCGAGCTACGTGGAATCCCTGGAACGCGCATGGCGCGTGCACGTGGAACCCAAATGGGGCGCCCGGCGGCTCTCGTCGATCCACCGCAACGAGGTGCAGGAATGGGTCACCGGCCAGGCGCAGGGCAAAAGCGCGACCGTGGTGCTGCGCAACCTCGGCATACTGCGGGGCATCTGCGCCGACGCATGCGCCGACCGTCTCATCGCATCCAACCCATGCGCCGGGATCGAGACCCCACGCAAGAAACGCAAGGACCACACGTACCTCACCGTCGAACAATTGTTCCGCCTCGCCGACGAATCCGGCGAACGCCGCACGATGGTGCTCGTGCTCGGCCTGTGCGGGCTGAGATGGGGCGAGATGGCCGGGCTGCACGTCGCCGACGTGGACTTCGTCCGGCATCGGCTGAGCGTCAGAAGGAGCGCGACCACGGTGGGGCACGGCGTGGTGGTGGATCTGCCGAAGTCCGGCGAGACGAGACGGGTGGTGTTCCCGGGCGTGCTGGACGGGCCGTTGCGCGACCAGTGCGGTGGAAGGGATGGCGGCGAGCCGTTGTTCCCCGCACCGGACGGAGGGTATCTCGTCCGCACGGCGCAGCCGAACGACAGGACGAAGTGGTTCTGGTGGGCGAAGAGGCGTGCCGGCGTGCCTGCCGGCCTGACCTATCACGACCTGCGTCACACCGCCGCGAGCCTCATGGTCAGGTCCGGCGCGAACGTCAAGGCGATCCAGAACCAGCTCGGGCATGCGTCGGCGGCGATGACCCTGGACGTCTACGCCGACCTTTTCGACGATGACCTCGACGAGGTGGGCGCGGCGATGGACGCTCTGCTGCTTCGCGGGAATGTTGTCAAAATGTTGTCAGAGGAAACCGTTGGCGCCGAGCAATCCAAGCGGTAG